CACAAAATTGGATAAATCAACCAGAGCTAAATCTTGGTCATTATGAACATTATCCAAATCGGCTAAGATAAAATCCTCTTCTTCTGTGTTGAAATCAGAGGAAAAATCATTTCGGCCGCGTTTTTTTTTATTTGTCATATTTAAATGTGTAGTTACCTATATTATTACGTTTTTTTCTTAAAATATTTGAAATAACGTATAATTTTATTCCTAAATCTTCTGAGGCTTTAGTTAAACTTTCATATTTTTTTAAAATTTCACCATTTTGTTTTAATTCATTTAAATGTCTATTCCACCTTTGTTTAATATCAAAAGAAGAACCTACATAAACCTTATTGTTTACAATATTAGTTATTTTATATACACCGATTATCTTAGTCATAGTACAGTTTTATTTTAATAAATATTTCAATAATTTCTATTTTCTTTATTTTACACAGTTAGATATTATATTTATTTCGTCATGGTGGATTTAACCAAATTAAAGAACCGAAATACTTTAGAAAAAATTCGTTCTTACAACGGAACCTATGAACATATTCTAAAAATAAAAAATAAATTAGAACGTGAAGGTTTCTTTGTGCTTACACCAAATCAAATTCAATACATTACGGATAATTTTGATAGGGAACCAACAACAATTAATAAAGTTGTTGATGTTACACCTTATTTGGGTGAACAGTTAAAAGAAAAATATGAATTAAAAAATATTCCTGAACGTGTGTTTGTAGAAACCTTATTAGCTGATAGTGAAAAATCTTATCACGTAAAGGGAAAACTTTACAAGAATCAAAAAGAATCTATTTTATTTCACATACCTAAAACACAAATTTTAACCGATATGTTTTATGAACCTTATGAAGATTTAGAAGTTAATTTTGATTCGGTTAATAGTATTAACAAAAAGAAAAGAAGTTTATTTCCCCACCAAGAAAATGCGGTTAAATTTTTATTAAAAAAAGATAAATCCATTTTATCTGACGATATGGGGTTAGGTAAAACTAAATCGGCTATTGCGGCCGCTTTATTGTCAGGAGCAGAAAAAATATTGGTTATTTGCCCAGCAAATGCTAAGATTAATTGGTTCCGTGAAATTACAGAATATATTGATGAAGAATATGTAACAATTGTAAAGTCAGGTTTTTGGCAACCTAAATTTTTCACTATTATTAATTATGATATTTTAAATCGTTTTCACGAAATAGAAGATAAAAGAAAAAAGACGGAACCTAAAAGTTACATTAACGAAGAAAAATTTGATTTATTAATTGTTGATGAGGCACATATGATTAAAAATAAAGGTTCTATTCGTGGTAAAGTTGTGGCACAAATTTCAGAAAATATTGAAAAAATTTGGTTGTTAACTGGTACTCCTATTGCTAATAGACCAATGGACTATTATAACTTATTAAAGGTATGTAATATTCCTGTAGCAGACAACTTTCAACACTTTGCTTACAGGTATTGTGCGGCAAAATCTTTTAATAAAAAACTTGCTTCGGGTAAAATTAAAAGAATTTGGTTAACAGATGGGGCATCTAACTTAGAAGAATTACATCAAAAAACTAAAAATTATATTCTTCGTAGGAAAAAAGAAGACCATTTAGATTTACCGCCAAAAATTATTTCACCTTTTTATTTAGATTTAGAAAATCGTAAAGGGTATAAAGAAGCTTTTGATGATTATTTATTTTGGTTAGAAGTAGAGGGTAAAAAATTAGGTGCTGGTAGACAAATGGTTGAAATGGGTGTTCTTAGAAAATTTATTTCAAAAGAAAAAGTTTCAATGACCGTAGATATGGTTCACAATTTTTTAGAACAATCTGATGATAAAAAAATTATTGTATTTACAGTTTTTACCGATTCATTAAAAGCATTAAAGAAAGAATTTGGTGATTTAGCGGTTTGTCATAATGGTGAATTAAGTGATAAAGAAAAACAAAAATCTATTGACGATTTTCAAACCAACCCAAATATTAGAGTCTTTATCGGTAATATTATTTCTGCAGGTTCGGCAATTACGTTAACCGCGTCGGATACTACGATATTTCATGATTTAGACTTTTCGGCATCAAATCATCAACAAGCGGAAGATAGAAACTACAGAATTTCACAAGATAAAACGGTCAATGTGTATTACCCAATATTTCAAGACACAATAGAAGAAAAAATATTTGACCTTTTAGAAAAGAAAAAATATATTTCTTCCACAATTTTAGGGGAAAAAAATAATGAGTACTCTATATTACCGGAGTTAATATCTTCTTTGGTCTAGAGTAACAAAATACGTGACCTTTAGTTTGTTTATGCCTACCAGTTAATACTTTCCATATGGCACCTTTATCTAAATTTAGGTTTTTGGCACAAGATTTTATAGAATCCCATTCTTTAATAAAATTACCATTCATATCGTATTGTTCTATTTTTTTACAGTGTGATTTTGACGCATTTATGGTATGTTCTTTTGTTTGTTTTTTACCTTTTGCCCAAGAAATTTTACCTTTATTTGCTAAAGATATTTTTCTTTTAGTTTCTTCACTATGTGGTTGTCTTTCATACTTTTTGGCCGATTCACTCATTTTTTTTCTAGATTCTTCTGATCTTTTAGCTCCTAAATGATTTTCAGCTTTTGGTCTACAATTATATCCGTTTTTATAAGAATCATATAAATCCATATAGTATTGTTCTCTAATTAATAACACACCCTTATCACACACCTCCAGTATTTCAAAAATAATATTATTTTCACCATAAATGTTATAAGACCTTTGTAGTTTTATTGAATGATGGTTACCTTTTTTTAATCTTTTTTTATGATCCCACCACCTACCATCAAAATCTAAAGTTGAACCCACGTAAATCTTATCAGTAATTACGTTTGTTATTTTATATACCCCTGATTTTTTTTCTCTCATAATATTTTTTTAAATTTTTCATTTTAATTTTTTCACTGTTATTTTTATAATATTTCATACTATCATTTCTTTGTGCTTCTAATCTTTCTTCTTCTGTTAGGTATTTCTTTTTTCTTCCCATATTATATAAATATTTAAATCTGATAAAAATCTGAGAAAATAATAAAAAAATAAATCACCGTAATTATTATCCCCGTTGTTGATATTTATGAAATAAAGCAACAATGGCACTAGTAATAGAAGAAGCGGAAAAACAAAAAGTATTTCGTCAAGTAAGACATAGGTTAGGTGCTCCACTTAGAAAAGTGGAATTATCTGACGAACAAATGTGTACTTTATTAGAAATTGCAGTTGAAGATCATTCATCATATATTAATGATTGGTTAATTGAGGCTCAATGGTCATCATTAGACGGAATTAATTTAGATACAACAGATTTAGCAAAGGCTTTAACAACAAGGTCTCAAGGATATGAAGATTCATTTACTTACGCTTATTCAAAAATTGTGGGTTTACAAGCACGTGGCCCTTGGGAATTAAAACAAGATTACGTTACTTTAGAAAACGGTCGACAAGTATATCAAATACCTGCTGGACGTGAAATGAATGAAGTTTTATATTTTCAACCACCAACAGTAGATTATGCGTTATACTCAAATTACGGTTTTGGTGATTATGGTTTTGGTGGAGGTGTGGCTCAATTACCCTATGGTGCTGCAGGTGGTGGATTTGGTTATGGTGGTTTTTATTTGGCCCCAGCATTTGATATTGTATTAAGAAATGCTGATTATAATTTAAAACAAAGATTAGTTAGTTCAGAATTAACTTATTGGTTAACAGCAGGCCCTAATGGTACAAGGTTGTTACATTTATCACCACCCCCAGGTAGTAGATTATCTTTTGGTCGTGGTGGTTTTGCTGGTGGACAGTCAATAAACGTGGGTGGCTCAAGAGTTTGGTATTGGTATTATGAAACTACTTCTGATGAAGATAGACAAAGATGTTTAAATGCAAATAAAGATATTGTTAAATTACCTTCCGATGTTCCAATCGACGTTGTAAATTTTACAGAATTAAATACACCTTCGAAACAATGGGTAAGGGATTGGTTTACTGCTTTATGTAAAGAAACCCTTGGTCGTGTTCGTGGTAAATTTGGTGGTGCTCTTGGAGTTACGGATGCTGAAGTTACTATGGATTATGAATCACTTTTAAGTGAGTCAAGAGAGGATAGAACGGCTTTAATGGAAAGACTTAATGAAAGATTAGAAAGATTACGTCCTGACAATATGTTAACACGTAAGGCAACTGAAGCTGAACAATTAAATAAAACATTACAATATAGACCTTTAGGTTTAACAGTTATATAATATGACATTTTTTACGAGACCCA